CCGTACTAAGATGATTGAAGAAGTCCAACTAGAGGACTTCAGTGATGAACCAATCCCAGAGGAGAACATTGCTCTTGCTAAGAAGTATGGTGTGACTGCTACTCCTGTTCTCATCATCATTGATGAAGAGACAGAAGAACTGCTAGAGACCTACTCCAGCGGTATGCCTATCACCCAGAACATTCGTAAACTCTGGACCAAATATGGTGTATAGTTTCTGGATCCACTTGGTAGCATTCTTTCAAGTTGTCGTGATGAATTGTATTCAACCTGTCAACTGGAAGTATTGCTATCGGGTAGACCAGTGGTTAATCCCAGATCTTGTGGAGGGATATGAGATCTGGACAAAGCAAAAACATCCCTATCAGACTGAAAAAGAATATCTTAAAAGCACACCTCCCTCTAAATATTAGTGGGAGGATTTTTTATGGCATATCAAAACGTAAAAGCATCTGACATCTTGTATCCTATCAAGACTAGGGCGCAGAGGACTACCATGCAGAATATCTTTAGAGCTGCTGGTCCTAATGCGATCTTTAGGGTTGATAAGGATGATTGGGACATGTCAACTTTCCCTCTTCCAGATAAAAACCGTAGAGGCACTAAACAGATTACGATTAAATCTAGTGCCTCTACAATCAACAACATTATCAAAGCATACAGAAACAAACCAAACACTGATACTTACAAAGAAAGTGAGTACATTACAATCATCTTTAGGATTGGTCAAGCATATAACAGACCACAAAAGGTAAAGTTTGAAAAGACTGGTAAGTTAGTAGATTCCCAGGGCAGGTCAATTTCTGATGCTACGATGACTGCCATGCAGGAACTTGGATCTGCATGGGTGTTTCATAGAGCATTCAAGAGATCTGGGGGTTTTAATAACTGGCAAGCAATCAAAAACGATGAAGAAACTTTTGATGTTCTTAGAGATATATGGAAAAAACTTGGTGATGTAGAAGGACCTGATGATGACTGGGTAGAAAACTTTTTCGCACAAAGTCAAGCAGTTCTTGCAAATATCAAGAATGGAAAGTTTGATGAGTTTACCCGTGGATCTTCTCATTCGAGTGTCACTGCTGCAGGTAAAAGATACACACTACCTGGCATGAAGAAGAGTGATACCTTCATGGACTACATTACTGACTTTGTGAAGGTTAACTATGGTATCTCGCAGAAAGATAATTGGGATCCTGCTGATATTTGGATGATTCGTCACGAAGAAAAATATAGAAAGGCGATCGAGGATACATGTACCTACAATGGTCCAAAAGGATCTGATAGTATGCAAGCTCAGTTGCTGCAGTTAAATGCTATTCTTAGATCTGCATATAAAAGAAAGGATATTGTTGGCATCTCTCTTAAAAAAGTATCAGGAAAAGTAGCAAAATTCCAAGCAGTCAATGTCAGTGGAAAGTTTTTACAGCAGAGGCAGGTAGGAAATAAATTTACACTCGAATATAAAGCGGGCAAAGCACAGTGTCCTTTGGGTGTCAAAACTACTAAAGATGGTGGAGTAACTATTGAAACACAGGATAGTAGATTTTTTGTTATTGATGGTGGAACTACTTACAACTTTCAGATCAAAGCAAACACTAGCACTAAGAAAAGTGGTCTTAAATATGAGGCAACGCAAGAAGGTGCAGCAGCAGCGAGATTGGGTAAAGCAACAGTCGAAAAAGTTTTGAGCTTGATGGACTGGTACAAGATAAAATTTAATAAAGAACCAGACTCCTACCCATACTCGCCTGCTGAGTTCCTTGCAGAGAGGGACACGTATGCTAGAATGATCAGAGATCTACAGGGCAAGGGCGTGACCTTCGGTCGTGGTGAAAACGTTGATAAGATGCTGGACACGCTACTGTTCCTATTCAACGAAGAACCATGGGTTGCTAACTCCAAGTTGCAGCAGATTACTTGGTTGCATAAAGTCATGATGCTCTCGCCTAAAGATCTGAATAGATTTGCCACAGACCTAGTATTCCTTTCTAAGAAAGAAGGTAGAGAATACGGACCATTCGGGAAGGTATACTGATGAGCAAGAACACACACCTAGAACACTTAGAAGACAGTATCCTTCTTGACGGTAAGCAAGGAGCAGCAGATGCATTCAAGTTCCTAGACTTGCTTGGCAAGACTTTTAGTGGATCTTCTAACAGTAGTTTTAAGATTACCACTAAGTGGGATGGAGCACCTGCTATATTCTGTGGAATATATCCTGGAACCAATCAGTTTTTTGTTGGCACAAAGTCAGTCTTCAATAAAGAAGCAAAAGTGAACTTTACCGACGAAGATATTGATAGAAACCATGGACATGCTCCTGGACTAGTTGAGAAATTGAAGGCAGCACTTAAGTATTTTCCTGACCTTGGTATCAAGGGAGTCGCTCAGGGAGATCTGCTCTTCACAGATGACAAGAAGAAAGAACAGATTGATGGAAAGCAGTGTATTACTTTCCAACCTAACACAATTACATACTGCATCTCTGAAGATAATGAGATGTATTCCAAAGCAGACGCAGCGAAGATTGGCGTTGTGTTCCACACAACTTATACTGGTAGTACACCAGATCAACTGTCTGCATCATTTGGATATGATATTTCTAAACTGAAGAGTAGTAGAAATGTTCTAGTTCTCAGCGCAGAAACTGACACTCTTGGTAAAGATACATTACTCACTCCTCAGGAAGTTGCAAAGTTGAAAAGAATGAGGACTGCTAGTGCATCCTTGATAAGGATTGCTGGTGGGTTCCTAGATAAAGTAGCAGAACAAATAGAAGCAAACGATCAACTTACAGTAGGACCCAGGTTAAAAATCTTTTTCAATACGTATGTCAGACAGGGACGACGAATTAATAGTGCTGCTAACTTTGTACGTGATTTTGAAAGGTATTTTGAGGAAGAAGGAATGAAAGCAGCTGCCAAGGTAAAGACACCTAAGGCAAAAGCAACAAAACATATGAAGACCTATGCTGGTCTAGATTTTATACAAGAGAACAAAGCTGCACTTCTTAAGACAGTTGCACTATATACTACGTTGCAAGGAGCGAAGCATCTATTCATCCGCAAACTAGAGAAGGGTGAAAAGTTTGGAACTTATCTCAGATCCGAAGATGGGTACAAGATCACAGCACCTGAAGGATATGTCGCTATCAGTGAGGGAACCAATGCTGTGAAACTGGTTGACAGATTGTCATTCAGTGTTGCTAACTTCAACGTATCTAAAAACTGGGTAGCAGGAGATAGCAAATGAAGGCAGCAGTGTATTGTTTTGGTAGATTTCAACCACCTACGATTGGACACGCAAAAGTGTTTGATGCAGTTGCTAGAGCTGCTAGAACATACAAAGCTGATGCTTACATGTTTGCTAGTCAATCACATAAGAAAACAAAATTTGACAATAAGAGTTCTAATCCGTTAGTATATGATACTAAGATGGACTATCTTAAAAAGATGTTCCCTCAGTATGAAAGAAACTTCGTTGTTGATAAAAGTGTAGTAACATTCTTACATGCTGCAACGTGGTTGTATATGAAAGACTATACCCACTTGTATATGGTTGCAGGATCTGATAGAGTGGATAGTTATACGGAGAAACTAAATCAATATAATTGTGTGCCAGATAAAAGTGGTGAAACTATATTTTGTTTTAGGAGTATTGAAGTAATCTCTGCTGGTGCTAGAGATCCTGATGCTGATGGGGCAGAGGGTATGTCTGGAACGAAGATGAGAAAGGCAGCACAGGATTTGGAAACAACTGCTTTTATGAGTGGCATACCAAATACTCTGTCTATTGATCAGAAACTAGAACTAATGCATGACGTTCGTGCTGGGTTAGTTTTACCTACAGGAAATAAATGAAAGACTTTAAGAAATTAAGAGAAGAAGCACTGCGTCAACAACAAAGACAGCATGGTGTATTTGAGGAAGGAGACTTTGTTATGTCATCTCGCACAGGTGATAGGGGAACCATCCATAGAGTGGGTGGTAACTATGCTATTGTCATCACAGAAGACGGAAAAATGTTCCGCGAATGGATGAAGAATATTAGAGCTATAAATACTAACTGATAAGACCGTTTGTAGAAATGAAGTATCCTAAACCAGTCAACAACGTTGAGAATAACGATGAGTTTTCATCGGGATTGATGGAATCTTTTGGTAGATGGATGGGTGGAGAGTGTTTCCAAACTCCTAATACTATTAAGGAAGCACCATTCGACGGAATGATGCCTCAGTCTCATGGTGCTGAAATTGATGACACCACTAAGAAAAAGAAGAGTGCTAAGAAGGAGACTCCTGAAAGACAACTCGACATCAACACTGAAGTTGAGCGTGAAGAGTATGAGATTGATGGTGAAACTTATGTCATCGAGAAGAAGAAAGGTTTAGACGGCAAGGCATGTTGGAAAGGATACAAACTCGCTGGCACTAAGAAGAAGGGCGGCAGAACTGTTGACAACTGTGTGAAAGCAGGTGTTGAGTATGAAGGTGATGAACTAACCGAAGGTAAAGAGAAGTGCCCTAAGTGCATGGGTGAAGGTTGTAGGCACTGCAACGACACTGGTTACCACACCGTCAAGGAATACTTTGAGAAAGGCAAAGACGGTAAGATGGTGAAGAAGCACAATTGTGCTAAGAAAGTCAAGAAAGAAGGTAAAGAATACTTCTGCATTCCTGAGCAACACACTATGCTTGAGGATGGCACAGTCACTCATTACGATCTAGTCAGTGAGCAAGGCGAAGTTCTCAGAAATGTTCCTGTTGAAGGACTAGAGATCATGATTAGCGAAGTTCATGAGCACGCTGATAACCATGCTAAGAATGCTGAACTTCTAGGTGAAAAGAAAAAACTAGATCCAGTTGGCAAAGAAGATAGCGACATCGACAATGATGGTGATGTAGATAAGTCTGACAAGTACCTTCATGCACGTCGCAAGAAAGTCAGCAAGATCATTGCAATGGGCAAGAAGAAAAAATGACAACATTTAAACAGTTCCGAGAGGAATGTGAATGCAGATCTAAGACACGTAAGTCTAAGAAAAAGAGTGGTAACGTAGAAGTCATGCCCACCATCAATGATGGACAAAAGGGCATGACTACTAAACCAACTAACGAGTCTGCGTTTGCTGGAAACTATGAAGGACCCTTGTACGCAAGACATCCTGATCTCGTCATTGCCGAGAAAGCAGTGTCCAAAAAGCAACAGAAATTCATGGGTATGGTCAGAGCTGCTCAAAAAGGTGAGGGGGCGTCATCGCCTGAGGTTGCCAAAGTTGCTTCCAGCATGAAGAAAAAAGATGTTAAGGATTTTGCATCCACAAAACATAAAGGACTTCCAGAGAAAAAGAAAGAGAAGAAATAAATAGTA